AAGTCGGCATCAGCACCTACATCAGCGGCCGCTTCTATTGGAAGATCAGTCACCGTCGCGGCGTGCGTGCGTTCATCCTCACCCATCTCGACACGGCCAGCGACAACCTGTTCGGCATGGCCAAGCGCTATCACGAGAACTGCCCTGAATTGGTCAAGCCAGTGACGGGCCGCGCCAACGCCAAGGAACTCTCGTTCGATCTGCTCGATAGCGGCTACAAGGTCGCGACCGCCGGCAGCGCTGAGGTTGGCCGATCGGAGACGATTCAGTTTTTCCACGGCTCCGAGTGCGCGTTTTGGCCCAACGCACAAAACCACAGCGCCGGCATTCGCCAAGCACTCGCCAACGTGGCCGGCAGCGAGGACATCCGTGAGAGCACGGCGAACGGCATCGGCAATCCCTTTCATGCCGAATGGAAAGCGGCCGAACGCGGCGACAGCGAATACGAAGCGATCTTCATTCCGTGGTACTGGCACGAGGAATATACGGCGACAGTTCCCGAGGACTGGACGCCACCGCCGGCCTGGATCGATTATGAACATGCCTACAGGCTGGAACGTGGTCAGACCTATTGGGCCTGGCTCAAGAACCGCGAAATGGCCGTGCTGGCCGGGGGCACCTCCGATGAGCCGTGCTGGCAGTTCAGGCAGGAATATCCAGCCAACGCCGAAGAGGCTTTCCAGACGTCGGGCGCCGATGCCTTCATCCCCTCGGCGGCCGTGCTCAAGGCTCGCAAGAACGAGGTGCAGGGGTACGGCCCGATCATCCTCGGCGTCGACCCGGCGCGTGGTGGCGGCGACAAGACAGGCTTGCTTGATCGTCAAGGCCGACGCATAGGCGGGCATCTGTGCAAACGCATCGACAGTCACGACCTCATGGCCACGGCCGGCGAAGTACAACAAGAGATCCGCCGTCTGAAGCCGCTCGGACTGCGTAAAGTGGTCGTGGACACGACCGGGCTCGGCGCGGGTCTATACGACCGGCTGCGCGAGCTGGAAGGCGATCTGATCGAAGGTGTGAACTTCGGCTCGCGCGCCTACAAATTCGACCATTACGCCAACCGCCGCGCGGAAATGTGGGACTTGAAGCGCCAGTGGTACGACGATCCGGCCGGCGTACAGGTGCCAGACAGTGACGAGTTCCAGGGCGACGAGTGCAGCGTCATTCGCGGTCCCGGCGCAACCCGATTCACGAGCAGCGGTCAATTGTTGCTCGAGCCGAAGGACCACATCAAGGAACGGCTGTCGTTCTCACCGGATCTCGGAGACGCGGCGGCCCTGACATTCGCCGTCGAGATTTCGGCCGATGTCGACGCGGAAGACGACCCGTTCGCGCGACCCTCGCGCGAAGGCGCATGGATGGTCTCATGAGCTCGACAAGCTTTGATCCCGACATCGTCGACAAGATCCGCAAGGCGCTGGAAGCCGCGCTACCGGGCAAGACGATCAAGAAAATTCACGCGGTGTCGAGCTACGACATCGACACGAACAAGACCACGACCAAAGTGGATCTGACCATTGACAGCTGAGGCGACTGCCTCTCATCCCAACGTCCAGCAACTCCCCAACCATGGCACGGGCACGCCCCGCGACGTGGTGGCGGAAGTGCGCGACCGGCTCAACCAGGCCTATACGCACGACCGCCAGAACCGCGAGGAAGCGATCGAGGATCTGCGCTTTCTGTCGGGCGACCAGTGGCCAGAGTATGCCCGCACTGCGCGCGCCGATCGGCCGATGCTGACGATCAACAAGCTGCCGCAGTTTCTGCATCAGGTGACCAACGATATCAGGCAGAACGCGGCCGTGATCAAGGTCACGCCGGTCGACGGCAAGCAAGATCCCGACTTGGCCGCGGTCTACGACGGCATCGTCAACGACATCCAGTATCGATCGAGCGCCAAGCACATCTATTCGACGGCAGCTTATCACGCGGCGGCGTGCGGCATCGGTCACTGGCGCGTCGTCTCGAAATACTGCGACGACGACACCTTCGACCAGGAGCTCGGGCTCGAGTTGATCCCCTATCCGCTGGCCGTGTTCTGGGATCCGGCATCGGTAAAGCCCGATCGTTCCGACGCGATATGGTGCATCGTGGTCGACATGGTTCCACGTGAAACATTCAGGCTCAAGTACCCCGACAAGACGCCGGATAGCGTAAGTGATCTACGCGTCGGCGGCGATACGACGGGCATACACTGGCAGACGACCGACTATGTGCTCATCGCGGAATATTGGGCCAAGGTGCCGACGAAGCGGACGCTCGCCGGGTTCCAAGACGGCACCATGATGGACATCTCGTCGCTCAACATGGCGCAGCTCGCCGAATTGCAGATGACGCATGGCCAGATCATGCAGAAGCGGGTACGGCCTGGCTACGCCGTCGAGCAGAGCATGGTGACGGGCTCGCAGATGATCTCCGGACCGCACAAATGGCCGGGCAAGTACATCCCGATCATCCCCGTGGTCGGCACGGAAGTGCCGTTGGAGCGCACGACGATCCGATCGGGCCTCATTCGTCACGCCAAAGAGGCGCAACAGCTCTACAATTTCTATCGGTCGGCCGCGGCGGAATCGATCGCGCTGGCGCCGAAAGCCCCATTCCTCGCCACCGCCAAACAGATCGGCAAGTACAAGTCGCAATGGGACAACGCCAACAAGCAGAACCGGCCCTATCTGATCTATGAGCCGGACAGGGAAGCCAGCATGCCGGCACCGCAGCGTGTAGCCGCGCCGGAGCCGCCGCAAGCCCTCTGGCACGAAGCCCAAGTCGCGACCGACGACATCAAAGCGACGACGGGCATCTATGACGCCTCGCTCGGCGCCAAGAGCAACGAGACCTCAGGCGTTGCGATCAAGCGCCGCGAGCAACAAGGCGACACCGCGAATTTTCACTACCAGGACAATCTGCAGCGCTCGATCGAGCAGTGCGGCCGGGTGATCGTCGACCTCATCCCCAAGATCTACGACAATCAGCGCGTCGTGCGTTTGTTCGGCGCCGATGGCAAGGAACAGTTCGTCAAGATCAATCACGCTCTGATCACACAGGACGGCGAGCCGGCGCTCGTCAACGATCTGAGCGTCGGCCGCTACGACGTGCGAGTGACCATCGGCCCCTCGCACCAGACCAAGCGCCTCGAAACCGCGCAAGCCATCACGGAGCTGATGGCGAAGCTGCCGCCCGAGATCGGCATGGTGCTCGCGGACATCGCCGTGCGCAACATGGATATTCCCGACGCCGAAGAGGCCGCCACGCGCATCAGCCGCATGCTGCCGCCGCAGGCCATGCAAGATCCCAACACGCCGCCGCCCAATCCGCTCGACGATCCGATGGCGCGCGCCGAGCTCTCGACCAAGTACGCATCCGCCCGCAAGACCATGGCGGACGCCAACAAGGTCGCCGCCGAAACCGCCATGATGTTTGGCGTTCCCGTGATGCCGCCGCCGCTGCCGCCCGATGTCGAGCCGCAGCCCGCGTCGCTACAGCCTCCAATGGATGTGCCGCAAGGTCCGTCCATGGACGAGTCCCAGCAGAGTACCCCTGCCCCGCAAGAGCTCGCGGCTCCGCCCGCGCCAGTCTGAAAGCAATCCCCATGTCTGACGTGATGATCCCGCCGGCGCAAGCCGACGCCCTGCCTGTTGTCGAGTCCCCTGCCGTTGATCCTGCCGTTGCGACGCCGCCTGTGGTGGCCAGCGACATCCCGGCCCCGCCCGAAGCCGCACAAAAAACCGAGGGCGAAGCAGAACCGCAACGCGATCCCAAGACCGGACGTTTTGCGGCGCGGACACAAGCGTTTCAGAGCCAGATTTCCACGCTGCGAGCCGAGAAAGGCTCGCTCGATCGGGAAGTCAACGCGCTGAAACGAGAAAAAGAAAAGCTGGAAAAAGAACGTGCGTCGCTACAGCCTGTCGATCCCAACGACTTCGCGGCCCAAGACACCGCGCGCTTGAACAAGACACTGCTCGACCGGGATCTCAAGGCCGTCGACGCTCGCCTGGAAAACGCCACGCAACGCGATGCCGACGTGCGGATCGCGACATTCAACGCCAAGATCGATGCCGCCCGCGAACGCATCCCCGATATCGATCAGGTGTTGGCCACTCTCGCCCCGCTGCCGTTCTCCGCCGTGATGGCCGAAGTCATCGCGGAAAGCGACAAGGCGCCCGAGCTGGCCGTGTGGTTCTCGCGCAATCCAGCCGACGCCTATCGCATCGCCAAGCTGCCGCCGCACAAGCAGTCGGCCGAAGTGGTGCGCATCGAGGCGCGTGTGTCCGCCCCCCAACCCAAACGCATCTCAACCGCACCGGCCCCGCTGCAAACAGCGTCCGGCGGCACCTCCGTATCGGCTCCCGATCCTACCAAGATGGGCATGGCCGACTACATCAAGTGGCGCCAGACGAACGCAGGCTAGGGGCCTGATCAACTCAGGACTCGAGACACATGCCCAACACACTCATCACGCCAAGCATCATCGCCAAGGAAGGCCTGATGCAGCTCGAAAACAACCTCGTCATGGCGGGGCTCGTGCATCGCGACTACTCGAAAGAGTTCGTGAAGGTCGGCAGCACGATCTCGGTTCGCAAGCCGGTCAAATTCGTGGCCTCGTCTGGCGCGACCCGCGTCAACCAGGACGTGACGGAAGGCACCGTCTCCGTCGCTATGGATCAGCGCCGACACGTTTCGTGGGGGTTCACGACACAGGATCTCAGCCTCACCATCGAGGAATATAGCGAGCGCTATATCAAGCCGGCGGCGATCGCCTTGGCGCAGTCGGTGGAAACGTCGCTGATGGGGCTCTACTCTTCGGTGGCGAGCTTTGTCGGTACGCCGGGCACGGTGCCCTCGACGTTTCTCGAGGTCGGCGCCGCGCGGCAACGCCTCGTCGAGAACATGGTGCCGATGGGCGAGAAGCTCAACGCCGTGATGGAGCCGGCCGCGGCCTTGAAGATCGCAAACGACGTCAAGCTCGTCAACACCCCAGGCAAGACGCTGACCGCGTTGGAAGAGGCCAAGATCGGCCGTTATGCGCGCTTCGACACCTACGAAGCACAGTCGGTGCTGACCTTCACCAACGGCGCCCGCGGTGGCACACCGCTCGTCAACGGCGCAGGTCAGCATTCGAACGCGACGCCGCAGGCCAACAGCCAATCGCTGATCATCGACGGCGCTTCGAACTCGATCACGGGTTGGGTCAAGGCCGGCGAGGTCATCACGATCGCAGGCGTGTTCGCCATCAACGGCAACACCAAGCAGGCCTACACCTACCTGAAGCCGTTCGTGGTCACGGCCGATGCGACGTCGTCGGGTGCCGGCGCGGTCACGCTGACCATCTCGCCCGCGATCGTCACGAGCGGCCCCTATCAGAACGTCTCGGCAGTGCCGGCCGACAATGCCGCGATTGCGTTCCTGTCCGGCACGGCCGCCACGGCGTATCCGCAGAACCTGTGTTTCCACAAGAACGCCTTCGCGCTCGTCGTGCGCGACCTGGAAATGCCCGATGGTGCCGCCTTTAAAGCGCGCGAGAGCCACAAAAACCTGTCGTTGCGCGTGGTCAAGGACTACGACATCGACTCGGATACCGACATCATTCGCCTGGACATCCTCTACGGCGTCGCGGGCATCTATCCCGAGCTCGCCACGCGGTTGACGAGCTGATGGCGAATGCGCTGATC